CCATACAAATAATATCATGTACTTCTAATGAGTTTAACTTACGTCCTTTAGCATGATCAAATGATTCTATGACAAACTTAAACAATCTTTCTAAAGGTTCAGGTCCACTAGCTCTACCACCAAAGGTTTTAAGCCTAGCACCTGCTGGTCTAACGTGTGAGTAATCTACAGTAGGTATATCACCTTCCCATAGACTAGATAACAGCTTCTTAAAGGCTTTAGCCCACCCTAATTTACTATCACCTACAACAATCACATCATCTACTACTGTTAACTCATGAGGTATACTAGGTAACTTAGAGATCTCTTGACGTTCACAAGAGAACCCTACACCTGTACCATTCATCAGGATATATAAGGTTTCACTAAATGCTCGTTTATTATTAATAGCAAGATAAGAGCAGTTATAAGCTGCAATGTTATCTCTTTCACATGCTTCTCCCGCTGACATCATTAGTCTCATTGATGGCATAATTTCTAAATTAACAACAGCCTCTCTGATCTCTTTAAATTCTTTATCAAGTCCTGGTGTTTTAGACTTAAGATATGTAACCATCCTATCTACTGTTTCTTCCCATGTTTCTCTTCTACTAAGTTCCGGTATGTAACGTGCATATCTACTTGCCGCTATCGTTTTCTGATAACTATCCACTTGCTTCTCTCCTAATCTATTTGGTTAAATAATTCTATTTGAGTATCATCTAAGTCATCAGATAATTCCTCAAATCTTTCTTCTATTTTATCTTCAAATTTATTTACAATTTCTTTTGCTGATATGTCTAGAGTTTCTAGTAATGTAATTTCATCTAGTTTTTCTAGTTGTTCGCATACTTCATTAAAGGTTAATGGCATACTATGACCGACCTTCCATATTAACACGTACTGATGTATCACACTCAGGACAATTATAATTAGTCATAGCAAGTCCTTCATTTGTTTCATTAGTATTACCATCTAGTGCCATTTCACTATTACATTTAGGACATTTCATTTCTTCTCCTTATAGCATGCACCAGTTATATTCATAACACCTGGGTTGCTTATTTTAGAACACCACCACTTGTCGTTAGACCATATGATAGCAGTCTCTTTACAATTATTACAGACTCTTTTAGTCTTAACTTTCATTAATTAGTAAAGTCTCTTAGATCTACACCAACAAATCCGCACGAATGCTTTTCTCTAATCGTATCAAAATCAAATGGATTAGCATCAATGTGATTATCTGATAGTAAACTATACTCTTTTAGTAGGCAGCTTGCTGCCTTATAACCACCACAATTTTCTTCATAGTAAGTCATCGCAGTAGGACAATCAATGAAATTCCCTACGTACTCTAAGTCTGTATAATCACCACTAAGTGATACTGTTAGTATAAATAATCCTTCAGCCAGCATTTTTAAATACCTCTATTTCTTTTAATAGTTCTATGTAATGAATACATTTATCTAAATCTTCTGTACCATTCTTATCTCTCCAACGGAGAAGATACTTAATAATATTACCTTCAATGTAAGGAATATTATTCTTTGTTATAAACTCAATAGGTTGTATCTCGTACTTCTTATAGTGATTACCCCCCACTTGTTTTTCTGATGCTAATTTCTTACCTAGTATATCTGAGTGTTCTCTAGCAACGTTACCATGTATCAATGATGTTCTATTCATAATAATATTATAGCATATTTTACAGAGAAAGTCAAGCTATTTACCATACTTTCTTTTCAAGTAATGTAATGGTACTGCACATTCATCGAATGATCCATTAACTACATTGTGTAACATATACAATCCTCTCCAATGTTGGTTAGTCTGATGTGTTAAGTAATCTTCTTCATGTATATAACAGCTACCACTTATGATAGCAGTCATCTGATCACCTACTGCGTTCTGTCCATAGGCGATTGAGTGCCCTTGTTGATGTCCTGCTACACAACTCATGTGTTTCTTAGTTAAGAGTGCGTTAGCAGAGGTTACAGGTCTACCCATGACACCACTAGCAAAGTAGTGAGAGTATGCAACACCATCTATCTCTGTAACTTCCAGGAAAGGTATAACATCCCATCCTGCTACTTCATACTGTAAGTCATCAAATGATATAAGACCATCTAGCTTCCTATCGTATTCAATTGCTGTCTTAATTCTTTGTTCATGGTTACCCATAGTGAGTACCATCTTAGGTTTATACTGTTTCTTCTTAGCCTTTAATAGCCTCTTGTTAAGAGCCCTCATAGGAGCTAACAATGTATCCATACCCTTAATTGCTGCTCGTACGTCTGCCTTGTATGTCCTTCCTTCAAATGATTTCTTACCTACATCATAGCTTGATAAGCTAGGCATGTCAGCAAAGTCACCAATCATTACAATTACTTCTGGCTGCTTATCTACTATGTATCTACCTATCCATGACAGATAGGACAGGGATATCCCAGGCTTCACCTGAGTATCCCCAATCACTAAATGCTTCTTCATTTTATATCTCCTTGATCATATGTTTGTAAGCATCTATCCAATTTCTCCTAAAGTCTAACCAAAGGAATCCTTCTTTAGTTGCCCACTCACCATATGATGTTTTACTACGTTTAGTTATCTTATTAGATGGATTCATAAATAAGAATATAATAGTAACATAAGGATTACATTCTTTGAACCATACCATCTTCTGTCTTGTTGCTAAGTCTAACTTACCCTTTGCTTCTATGTATACATTCTTTGCCATCTTGAAGTCAGGATTATATTTCCTACCCTTCTCTGGCTGTATGTATCCAATAACGTCAGGCTCATACTTCGTAGAGGGAAAGTTCTTCTTCAGTAGCTTCCATGCTGCTACCTCCAGTTTGCTTTTGAAGCGTATCATATCTATCCTTCCAGTTGTCTTCGAGAAATCTCTTCATCCAAAGACATGAGCCATTACGAATAAACCTATCATTGTCAGAGTAAAGATCCTGAACAATAACAAACATCTCTTCAGCTGATTCGCAATTAGCTAACATCAATTTAGACTTCTTATCTCCCATACCTTTGATACCTATGATATTATCTGAGGTATCTCCTTTAATGAATTGCTCATAGAATAACCTGATGCCTCCTAACTCTGTTTGAGTAAAGAACTTATCAGGTCTATTCCAATTCTTACCACTAATCTCCCATGAGAAATGTTTACCTGGGACCTGCAATAAATCCTTATCTAAGGATACAATAATCGTATCATCAGTTTGATAGATTGCCATTTCATCATCAGCCTCCAACCCCTGTCGGGCTTCCTCTGCTCCCATCTTTTCTAATGCATACTCACGTAATGCTTTAAGGTGTTTAGGTTTAACCCTACCCTTCCTATTAGCTTTGTAGCTAGGTAATATATCTTTCCTAAAGTTAGTAGAGGATGAGATGAAGGCACGATACTCAGTAGCCTTCGTCTTCTCCATTAAACTATCTAATAACTGTTCAGCACGATATATAGCAATACCTAACTCATCATTCTCAGCACTTGCTGCACTACGGAATACTACTAAGTCATGATCAATTAGTGCTAACATATCTTATCCTTCCAATGGAGGAAGAGTTAGATGTGGCAAGTCATCTGCTGTTGTTACTGCGATACCATTGATACTTGGTAAAGCTTCTAGTGCTGGTAGCTGTGCAACAGTTAGTACTGGATCACCTGCAAGAGCTGGTAAAGAGGGTACTGGTACAAACTGTTCTGCTACACTTTCATATGTTACATTGTCTAACGTAGACTTCTCGGAAGTTCCTAAAAATACTAGGATTCCGAAGAAGGCTGTTACAGCTATGTATGTGTCTCTATCTTTCTTAGTCATACTCTTCTCCTAAAATGGGATGTCACTAGGCTGCTCTGTTATGTCAGGCATATTAGATACTTCTCCTAATACAAACCCTTCATATAACTTAGCTAGACTGATAACATCATTAGCTGTTGCCTGTTTACCTGATAGTGCTAAGGTAGCAACAGAGTTACTTAAGGATGATTGACGGACTATCATTACTTGCCTAGCTTGTCTCTCATCAGAAGTCTCCCAATTACCACCAGACTTACCAACAGGAGCTTTGGCTTGAGTAGAGACTGCATTGTTACCAGAATTAGTATCCTGTGTATTGTCTGCATTACCTACTGCTGTCCATTGCCAATATCCATTAGCATCTTTCTCTGTGCTTACATGTATAACTGCACCTTTCTCCCAACTTTGTGCTGCCTTAAATACGTCAGGGTTAGCAAAGGACATAAGCTTCTTACTCTGTGCCTGCCCTTGATCATTCTTATACATGATCTCTAAGGACTGGTAATTTCTACCATTCTTAGCTTGATGAGTATTTAAACTCGATACGTCCACGACATTTACTTGCATAACTTCTCCTTATATATCGTTTAAAGAACCCCATGATTTTCCTACTTGTATATCAACCCTCATGGGTAAGTTGAATTCTTTACCAAAGATCCTATTAAAGTTTGCTGGAACATTGGTAAAAGAATCTTTAACTATCTGTACTATACTATTAGTATAACATACCTTTGAATCAAAGTCAACCATGATACTATCATGTACTGTATTGATCAATGTTACACCTTCCATATCTTTTATCTTGTTGAATAAACTAACCCTTGCTAGTGTCATAAGGTCAGCACCTAACCCCTGTACTGGGTAGTTGAGTATCCTTGTTCGTGGATACTTTACATTACCCATACTGTTTGTTTCAGGTAGGTACTTGTACGTTCTGCCTGTTGGCATCACTAACTTATTCGTTTGTTTAACATCAAACATTATCTTATCATGCCATTCTTTTAAACCTTTATACTTAAGATAGAATTGTTCAATGATGTTTTGCCAGAATCTCTCATCACCTATGTCTTTAAAGTTAGGATCATTAGCATAACTGAATGCACTACCACCATAGATTAATCTAAACACAAATGTCTTAGCAATCAATCTACTAGGTAACCCAAACCTTTCTTGGTTATCTGTATGTTGATCTATCTCTGCTAGTATTTCTTTTATAGCTACCTCATCCTGTGATAGGTAAGTAGCACATACCCACTCAAGGGCTTTAGCATCTGCATTAAGTATCATATTATAGTCCTGAATTAGCTGTTGATAATCTTTGCATGTACTCATGTAGTATCACTTGTCTTAACTCATGACGTGCATCTTTAGTCATCTGTCCCAGCACTGTAGCTGGTCCATCTGATAGTACTAGAGCACTGAAGTCTTGTATAACATGATGCTTATGAGCTTCCTCTTGAGCTTGTCGTTGGTCTATAACTTCGAAAGCTTCTTCTTCTTCTGCTGTCCAATCTATTCTGCTATCATCTGACATTATGTTTCTCCGTATCGTGAAGGGAAGAGAGTCTTAATCTCTCCATCAAAGTTTTGTAAGTTAGGTGCCGAGCTACTTAACCTACCCGTTTTAGTCCTACATTGATTAAGCTGACCATGTATTATACCACCACTCCAGTTCATCTTGTCAATTAGTTCAGGCACACCATGATAGTATGTAGTCATTCGTTTCTGCATAGTAGCCCTTGTTAGTATTATGTTTAGTATATCTTTACCATCATTAGTTCGAGGCTTAAGTTTCTTAAGTGTATCTTCATTGATACTAAAGAAACCTTCTTTCTTAAGCTCAGTCTTAGGTAAAGGATTCATTCGTCTTGGGAATTCTTTGTCCCTTTCTTCCCACTTATATTTGACTTCGCCAACCCGTAAGCCAGTTTTATAATGTCCAATGGCATGTTGAAAACGCTCCTTAATGATCCCACCATAAAGAAAAGCAGATAAGTGCTCACCAGAACTGGGATTAAAATCAGGGTAAGTATGATGGTTAAGAAGCCTTTCATTAAGTTTTCCGATCTGTTCATATAGTTCATCTCCTAATACTTTAGAATGTTCATAGTCATAACTCATACCTTGATACTCAATCTCTTGTAACACTAAGAGGTCTTGATTATGTAATGATAGTAGTCGTTTCAAGTGTGGCTGCTTAACTATTTCTTTCTGCTGCATTACCATTACTTGTTCTGTTAGATTAACATCTTGTACTAGATACTCAGTTAATATCTCTTCAGGTACTTCAGTAGTATCTATCCCGTTCTTCCAGTAATTCTCCTTAACTTCGTCTAACTTCGTACCCAGCTCATAGTATTCAGCTGTACTATTCAAGGAAGGATAAGCATTCTCTTGGTAAGACAGTATGTATTGTGCTAACTGACAGTCCCATATCCTTTTGTTATTAAACTTTATACCATACCTACGTAACCAATGCAAGTCAAACTTAATATTAAACCCTACAAGCACATCGCACTCATCCACGGCTATTTGAATGTTGTCTAGTGATTCCTTATAGGGGTCAACGGAGTATTCTATCTTGTGTGTAATAACTTCATCAGTATTATATACCTTATAGCCTACCATAACTAACTTGTTAGTCTTATCAAATGGATTACCTTTGTTACTTATTGTTGTCTCTACATCTATTGTTAGATATTTCATAGATCTTCATACCTCGCTATGTTTGGTTTAATCATTACCTGTTTGTTACCATGCCTAAGATCAGGTAGTGTATCCTGGTCTCCCAGTAGTTTATTCTTACTAATGTTTAAGTACCTCATGTTACTTGTATTGTCTTGTTCCTTACCTATACCTAGTATCCAGTCAGCTTCCCCTTGCTTCGCAGTCTTGCTGCTGTCTACATCATCCATTGTCAACCATATCTTACCCTCACCACTACCTCCAGCTTGAGACACAGCAATCACTGGTGCATGTACCTTAGCTATTTCTCTAGCCCATTGGTATATCTTCTTAAGCTCAAGGTCATACCTATCTGACTTGAATCCTTTTATCTTATCAATCTGATCAAAGATAATCAATGAAGGATTAGTATCCTTAATGATAGCCTCTACTCTTGAGGCACTACTACTATCTTCGTAATCATATATCTGTATTCTATTACCTATGATTTCTTTATACTTAGCAGCGTTCTTTTCTTTGTTATCAAATAGTTCTTTGTTAGTTACACCGAACAATGCTTGGAAGCATCTTACTGCTACCTTCTTACCTTGTTCTTCGTTGTTGAACCATAGTATATCACCCTCTGTTTGTGTTACCATATGTGTCATCTCACTAGCAAGGAAGGTAGTCTTACCTGTCTCAGGTCTAGCAAAGATAAATCCAAAGTCTCCCTTACGTAGTGAACCTAAGGATTGATTAAGCCAATTGAGTCTCCATCTAAGACCTGGTGTCTGTATCTGAGATTCATATAGATCAAGTAAGTCCATGTGTACTGGCTTAGCCTCATCAATCTCTACTTGCTGGTGTTCAAACTCATTTACCTTCTCAAGTAAATCTTCTAGCTTAGCAGTCCCATCTTCAACGTCTAGTGCTACCTTAGCTAACTCACCAGCAACACATCGTTTCCTATGCTCATCTAAGTATAGTACTACATTAGATACAATAACTTCTAACCCCATGATTCTTGTTACAAGGGTAGTAAGTTCATCTCGTTCACTATCTTCTAGTAGATAACTACTATGGTATGCTAACTCTAATGCTGACTGATCCATACTATCACTAGTGTTATTAAGATAGTAGTTATGTATTACCATAAATATCTTAAGATGTCCAGAGAAATTCTTTTTAATATAGGACAGGTTAATATACTTATAGTACTTAGCATAGTATGATCTGTCCATACAAAATAACTTTATTATTAATTCTTCAACCATTCTAGTATCTCCGTTTTATTATACTCCTTAGGATCTAAGTCACTAATGATAGCCTTACTAATGATACCTAAAGAACGAAACTTATTTTTTATATCTACTGCTGTCCTAGCCTTATCTCTATCTAACCATACGTATATAGTTTTATAATCTTTAACTAACTGTGACATCGTTTTCTTGCTCACAGAAGACCCAAGTAAAGGAGTGGAACATATCCCAGCATGTCTTAATCTTGCTATCTTAATAGCAGATAAGACATCTTCTACTACTACTATAGTATCACCCTTTCCATATATAGTCAAGGGTTTAATACCTTGAGACATATATTTTATATTACCAAAGCCAAAGTTTCTAGCTTGCCAATAGCTATTGTTTTGTATTAAGACTAATAGTTTTCGAGCAGGATTCCATTTGATTCCATTCATCTTAATCTCCTCTGGTGTTATATTATATTTAAGTAACCATCTCATTGGTTGCTGTGGTATATCTGTTACTGTATCAATCAATGCAGCTATGCTACTGTTTGATTCATTACTTCTATTACGTATCCTATCTCTTAAAGATTCAGTATCTTCCTTAGGCTCTAGCTTACTACAACCAAAGCACCAGTAACCATTCTCATACTCAGCACGATTGTCCTTACTACCACAGTGAGGGCATGGTCCTAGCTTAATAAAGTTACTCATCGTTTATCCAATCTATATCCTCATCATCAGCATGACGTAAGTCTTCTCGTTCTTCTGTTTGATCTATGTCTTGTTGGATAGAATGAAAACAAATATTACACAGGTCAACAAACTCACGAGTCTCTATATGTTTACGTGTTGATTCGAAGTCTGTTAAGTTCTGATCACATGCTTGGCATCTCATAGTATTTCCTTTAGTTAAGTTATACTAATAGTATAACATAACATTAATAATTATTCAACTGCTTTGATTAAGTTTTCAATAAACTTTACTAAGTTCTTTCGATAGTTATCATTGAAGTTTTCCTTAGGTTTGAGTTCTAATTGGGTCCATACATATACCCTATCTTGTATGTTTCTTATTAATTCTTTTTCTTTAAATGTCATAGTGAGTACTCCTTATTTTGATATGGATTGCTTACCTCTGTACCATCTATTAAAAACAGTGTCTCTTCATCTTCCCAATCTTGTTCCCAATTGGTATAATAATAGTGTTCATCCTCTTCTTTATAGTCTTTTAGAAACTGAGCATGGGAATAATTATCCATGTCATTTAAACATTTCTTACTACAGGCATAAGCACCACTACCTACTAAATAACCCTCTTCCATACCTGTACTACATACATCACACTTACGTGAGAAGTATAGATCTATTATACTCTTACTCATCATTACTCTCCTTTGGAAAAACAATACTTATATATTCTTCACCTTCATCCATACTAGATACGTCAGCATTTTGATACCAGCCAGTATGTCCGTAAAGATTCATACAATATTCATCTAGTAAGTCTGTGTTCATCATATACCTTCTCCTCATATTTAGGTGTCTTCATTATAAAATCAAAAGCTTTCTGTGCTAATGATGCTGCTTTAAGTATGTGTCTATTATCATTCTGTAGTACCTTAAGCCATGATGCTATGTACTCAGTGTGTTGTAGCTTACCTTCAACCCCGTTAGCATTACATAACATAGCAGCACCTAACTCAGCTACTAACTCTTCGAAGGCATATGCTTCACCACCATACTTATCGTTATTAAACTTACGATCAAGGCGGGTAGTAGCACCTGTCCAATGAGTCATCTCATGTAACAGTGTAGCATAGTAGTCTTCTGAGGTATCAAACTTAGCAAAGGCTGGCATATGTATCTCATCTACTGATGGTATATAACAAGCGGACTGATAACCCTCTTTCATGTTAGCACCCGACTGTTTAATGATGTCATCTACATGATCCTTACGGAATCCTGTAGCTTTCCTAACAGGTAACTTAAGGTCTCCTTCTAATGCTTCGAAGTTAAACACACGATATACTTTCATTACCCTAGCATTAATGTCATCACCTGATACTTTATCCTTACCTATAAAAGGTTTATAAAAGAATACAGGTACAGATTTCATACCCTTTTTAATAGGATGATCAAGACCAGTCAATGTCTTAGCTTGGTTATATGTACACCATTGAGTAGATGAACCTA